CTTGGATCGGACGCCATCGGCAAAAATACCAACGATGTCCTTGGCGATCTCACCGAATATGCTCCACATGTTAGAACTCCGAGATTGCTAGGCGTTGCTGCACTGAGGCAACATAAGCGCCGTCCTTGCGATACCGAGGGTCACGCATGGCTTCCATCATCTCGGACTTGTTGGCGAACGGGCGGACACCGCCAGAGTTCGGGTTGTTGTCCGTGTTGACGTAGCTAGGCTCGGAGGACATGCGGGCCTTGATGCCTGGGATCAGCATAGAGACTGCCGTTGAGTCCCCTTCAAGGATCGCTTGGTCAATAGCCGAGTTGAACTGAGCTTGCTCGGCTTCGGAAAGGTTCTTGGTTCCCCAAGAGACCATAGCGTCGTAGCCTTCTTGGCCACCCGCAAGATCCACGAGGGTCTCTCCGCGCTGGGTTTGCAAAGCCTGTACCCCGGCCATGAACATGTCTACCACGTCCTTACCGAGACCCCGTGCTTCTAGCTCAGCGTAACTGTCTTCTGACAGAGTACCGTCGTTCTCGAAGAACTCAGCGGAGTACTTACCAACGTCTACAGGCTGGACTTCACCGTCCTCTGCCTTCTCGTCGGAACCATCTTCAGGCGTATCGTTACCTTCTTCGTCTTCACCCTCGGCTTCCCCTTCACCCATCTTAGAGGGCTTAGGGGAAGTCGCGGTGTTCTCAGAAGGCTCACTAGGCGTGTCTTCTGTTGGTGCTTCTTGAACGTCCTCGCTAGAGGTGGCGGGACTGACCTCCACAATGTCTGGGGTTGGGGTCTCTTCAAGAATGTCCAACGAAGGACCTACTGAAATTGCTTCTTGGGACATATATTATCCTTGAGGCTGTTGAGCTTGTGCAGCTTGAGACATCGCTTGGATCGCTGGGCCTGTGCCCTTGTCGATCACGGATTGCTGCATAGCTTGTTGTTGAGCGGCTTCTTGTTCTGCCGCGATCTCTTGGTCGGTCTTAATGAGACCAGCCGTGTCGATGTTGTGACCGTTAGCGAGGCGCGTGAGCAGCTCACCGTCGTTGACCCGTTGGATCAGCGCAGGGAGTGCTTGGCCTAACTGAACGATGTCCTGTGCGAACCCTCTCAGGCGCGTGAGGTCTTGCCCACGTCCAAGAGCATCCGTGCCTGTCACGATGACGGGCTCTACGGTACCTTCAGGGAACTCTGGGAGTTCACCTTCGCGTTGCATCTTGAACATCCAACGGCGCACCAGAGGTAACTGGAGTTCCTGCGCCATCAGCGAGTAATACCCGCCGAGGACATCCTCGATCTCCTGAGACATGACTTGGATTTCAAACGCTGTGACACGCTCGGCGTCCCGCTGGACACTTGCAGTCATCAGGAAGGCACGCTCAAGGCGTATCTCGATGCTGTTCAAGACTTGCTGGGCGATCTGGAAGTCGGCCATCTTGTCAGTTCTAAGAGCCTCTACGTCAGTCCCCATACCCGGAGCGAAGTCACCGTTGGCTGCGTCTTGCAGGTCGTCGATGTCTGTCATTCCGTTAGGGTTGACCAACCAGAGTAGCTTAGAGGCGATCATACCGCCTTGGACGATTGACTTGGTTAGCTCCTCGGCTGACATAAGGTCGCCGTAGAGTTCCTCGACGTAGGACCGTCCGTAGTCTTCGCCGTCCACTGTGATCATGCGCAGGGCCAGCCACGGGTTAGTCTCGTCACGGTAGTAACCACGGGTGCCGGGGACTTCTTCGCCCTCGACTTCCTGATAGCTTTCCCAGCGATCCTTGGACTTCCGTTCGACCACAGTGTAAATCTCTAGGTCATCGGCCAGCTTGTCCTTACCGTCCCGCTTGGCTTTGTCTGTCAGCTTGGTCACGAAGCGATCTGGAAGTGTACGCTTGGATACCATCTCGCGCAGGATGATTAGGGTTGCGTTACCTGAGCGGTCGCGCTGGGCCACGTAGTTACGCAGGCTGTAGCAGTTGGTAGTGTCGGTGTTGAACAAGGCGTTACCAGCCACGATCAGGTTCTTGAGGACACTGAACAGGTTGGTACGGAGACGGGTGGTCTCCATGTTGTCGATGACCTCGTTCTCTACCTTTTGTAGACCCGCCTCTAGTTCAGCTTTGAACTGCTCGGCTTCTTCGCCTTGGAGCTGGAGGAGTTCCTCGCGAGCCTTACGGCCCATGCTCAGCATGAAGAAGGGGGAGTTGGCGGGGAGCAACGTCAGGACCATCTTGGCGGTCAGGGTGTTGACACCCATAGCACCGATGGACTGCCACGGTTGCTCAATGGCAATGTCGTCATTCTTCTGAGGCTTTTCGTTTTCCTCTGGAAGAAGGGACGGGATAGTTAGTTTGGCGCACTCATAGGCGCGGGAGAGTTGGCGCTGGCGCTGGGTCTTCAGCGTATCGTAGCGCGACTTGGCGCTCGCTTGTTTAGTTACCATGATCTACCCCATACGGGCGATCTGCGGCCCTGCCTGTCCTGATACGCGAACGTCTGTCCGCATGGTTCTCCGAGAGCGCGCAGTGTTACGGCCTACAGTACCGTCGCGAGACACTTGGCGCTCGTTCATCTTCAGGTTCTCTGCGGTAGGCAGAGGCGCTGCGGGAGCGGCAGCAGGCTTAGGGGCGGCTGGCATCTTAGGTGTTTTTGGCATGCACATAGAGG